AATGCCTAACTTGGTCGCTTATGACCTCGCAGGCGTTCAACCAATGAACGGTCCTACTGGACTGATCTTTGCGATGCGTTCACGTTACGCAACTCAAAACGGTACAGAAGCACTGTTTAATGAGCCAGATTCTTCATGGTCTGCTCAAGGAGATAACTTTGATCTCCATTCAAATGGTTATACTGCAAATGAGGGTGCAGCGACTGGCGAAGCAGTTGGTTTTGGTACTACTGCAGCACAATCTGGTAACAATCCAGGTCTGCTAAGTCCAGATTCGAATGCTACTCAAGCAGCATATACCACTGGTCGTGGTATGAATACCGAAGACGCTGAAGGTCTTGGTTATGGTGGTAACGAGTTCAATCAGATGGCATTCTCGATTGAGAAAGTCACCGTTACCGCAAAGAGCCGCGCTCTGAAAGCCGAGTATTCACTTGAGCTTGCACAAGACCTCAAGGCAATCCACGGTCTGAATGCTGAAGCGGAATTAGCAAACATTCTCTCAACTGAGATTCTTGCTGAAATCAACCGCGAAGTTATCAGAACCATCTATAAGGTTGCAGAATCGGGTGCTCAGCACAACGTTGCTACCGCTGGTAAGTTTGACCTCGACGTTGACTCCAACGGTCGTTGGTCGGTTGAGAAGTTCAAGGGTCTTATCTTCCAAATCGAGCGCGATGCAAACGCAATTGCTCAGCGCACTCGTAGAGGAAAGGGTAACATGATCCTCTGCTCATCGGATGTTGCTTCGGCACTCACCATGGCAGGTGTTCTCGATTACACCCCTGCTCTGAACGCAAACCTTCAGGTTGATGACACTGGCAATACCTTCGCTGGTATTCTCCAAGGCAAGTATCGCGTTTATATCGACCCATATTCGGGCGGTTCTAACGTTAATGCTGCTGGTGGTCAGTACTACGTTGTTGGTTATAAGGGTTCTTCACCTTATGACGCTGGTCTCTTCTACTGCCCATATGTACCTCTCCAGATGGTACGTGCAGTTGGACAAGATTCCTTCCAGCCACGTATTGGATTCAAGACCCGTTATGGTCTTGTTGCCAACCCATTCGCAGAAGGCGATGCAACCAACCAAGGTCTTGGTCGCCTCAAGGTCAACAGCAACCGCTACTACAGAAGAGTACAGGTTCTCAACCTTATGTGATTTAATTCACAACTCAATCAAGAGGGTCTTCGGACCCTCTTTTTTTGTCTAAATAAAAATAAAAAGATGAAATCTTTTAAAGAGTTTTGTGTAGATGCAAATATTCAAGAATTTTGGAATCCCTTTTCGCCAAAACCAGCAGCGGCGACAGCGGCAAAACCAAAACCAAACACTAAAGTTCTTGCTTATCAAAACTATAAACCAGGAGTTTTAGATAAAGCATCTGGAAAGTTTACTGCAAGACCACATACTAAAGCAGAAAAGCAAAGATATCGTTATGAACCAGTGAAAGCATCAGTATATGCTCCAGGAGATGCTTTTACACCAAATAAAGTAACCGCAACTGGAGATCCACATAACTGGACTACTAGAAATGCTGCTGTTCCATTTAAATATAAAGAAGGTCAGGCACCAAAAGGAAAAGAAGGCAAACCATCAATACCATATGGTTCAACATTGCAATTAACTGCCAAACCGATGGGAACAAAAACTAAATCAACAACAGCAAAGATTAATGATGTTGGAGATTTTGGCACAACTGGAAATGTAAATAAGGATGTTTCTTTCGATGTTTCTCCACAGATAACAAAAGATATTGGTGGTGCAGGTATGACCCCACAAAAATGGGGTAAGAGGATGGTTTATGCAAAAGTTAATCCTCCACCAACGCCACCAACAGCAAAAACAAAAACTGGGAAATAATAATGGCAAGTGCATATTCCAATCAAATACAAAATAGAAATTATCTTTCACCAGTTGGGTTCAAATTTACATTAGCAAAGGCACCTAAAGCAGTATTCTTTTGCAATTCTGCCAGAATTCCTGAGATTAGTTTAGACTTAGCAAGACAACCAAACTATCTCAAAGATATTGATATTCCCGGAGAAAAGTTAACCTATGGCGATTTAACTCTTAGATTTCTAGTTGATGAAAATATGGAAAATTATATGTCTATTCATAATTGGTTAACAGGTCTTGGATATCCGGAAACAACTGGACAATTTAAAAATTTAATTACAGAAGGTGGAGAAGTTGATTTAAAAAATTCATATAGTGACGGTACTTTATCAATTTTAAATAATAATTACCAAGAAACTGCTAAAGTTAATTTTAAAGACTTATTTCCAGTAGCTTTAACTTCTCTAGATTTTGATGCGACTATGACTGATATTCAATACTTTACAGCAGAAGCATCTTTCAAGTATACTGTGTATAATATTCTAGGAAAAAACAATAAGCCTTTATGAATCTTGATGAAATTCAGGAAATGTGGCAAAGAGATTCTGTCATAGATCCTGACAATTTGCACGATGAATCTATAAAAATTCCACAATTACATGCTAAGTATTATACAATCTATAACACTATAAGTCTTCTCAGAGAAAAGGCAAGAGAAACATACAATAGGGTCAGACTAGAACGCTACAATTACTACACAGGAAAGGCGCCAGCAGAGGTTTACGTCGAAGATCCTTTCCCATATAAGGTTCGGGACAAAGAGGCATTACAGAGGCATATGGACGCCGATGAGAGATTGAATAAAATTGATCTTAAAATTCGGTATTATGATATTATGCTCAAATTTCTTGAAGAAGTTATTAGAACTATTTCTAATCGCACTTATCAAATCAAAAACGCAATTGAGTGGCATAAGTTTCAAGCAGGGTTCAACTAAATAAAAATAAAAAGTTAGATGAAGACTTTTAAGCAATTTGTAGAACAACTATCACTTTCACAGGCATTTGCAAAAGCAGGAAAATCTGGAGGAGGAGTTGGTGATTGGGAAAAAAGTTCTACTTTAAATTCACTTAGATTAAGAACTACCAGTGATCGCGCAAGACCAAAAGGAAATGTAAGTGGAGTTCTAACCGTACCTTTGAATAAAGCAACTTATGACGGAAGGGTTGAATCTGGAAGAAATCAAACAAATAAACAATATCAGGATAACCCAGACTATGTTGGTCCATTGAAAGGAGCTGGTCAAGGAACAAATGATAGAATGCCAGGAACAACTCCATCTAATTCACCAAGTCTATCAAAACCAAGTTATATTAAAAAACATCATAAACCAAATAAGTTCGCAGGTTTCACATAATATAAGGAGGCAGAAATGCCTCTTTTTTATTGCCAATAAATATTCATAACTGATATTTTATGAATGTCTCATTTGGTGATATCAAAAAAGAATGAGGTATATCTTCAGGTAAAGGCAGAACCGCATATTTACTATGAACTGGCGGATCAATTTACCTTTGATGTACCAGGCGCAAAGTTTATGCCCCAGTTTCGCAACAAACACTGGGACGGTAAAATTCGCCTATTCAACACTCAAAATGGCGAAATCTATGTTGGATTATTAGATAAACTTGTTCGCTTTTGCGAAAATCATAATTATACTTATGAATTTGTGGACAACAAATTCTACGGATTACCATTTGAATCGAATAAATTAATCTCAAAAGAAGGTGTAAAAGATTACATTACTTCCATTAGTAAGTACGCCCCCCGTGATTATCAAGTTGAGGGAGTATACGACGCTTTAAAATATAATCGCAAGTTATTGATATCTCCAACTGCCTCTGGAAAGTCATTAATGATATATTCGATTGTCCGATATTACGTTGAGAAAGGACAAAATACTCTGATAGTCGTGCCAACGACATCCCTTGTAGAGCAGATGTATAAAGACTTTGCAGATTATGGATGGGATGTGGGTTCATTCTGCCACAAAATTTATGCGGGAAAGGAAAGAGAAACAGATTCTCAGGTGATCATCACTACCTGGCAATCCATCTATAAACTTCCTCGTCAATACTTTTCAAGATTTAATGTTGTCGTTGGTGACGAAGCACACCAGTTTAAATCTAAGTCATTAGTATCTATAATGACAAAACTTTCAGATGCAAAATATCGTTTTGGATTTACTGGAACTTTAGATGGTTCACAAACTCACAAATGGGTTTTAGAGGGTTTATTTGGTCCTTCATATAAAATTATCCGTACTGATGAATTAATGCAAAAAGGACATGTTGCAACTTTAGATATTAACATTTTGTTATTAAAACATCCACCTCAAAGATTTGAAAAATTTGAGGATGAAGTTCAATATATTATTAATCATGAAAAACGTAATAAGTTTATCAGAAATTTAACTTTAGACTTAAAAGGCAATACTTTAGTCTTGTTTTCTAGAGTTGAAGGGCACGGACAACCTTTATACGATCTAATAAATAATAGCAAAACTGACAATCGTCACGTTTTTTTCGTTCATGGAGGAGTGGATACGGAAGACAGGGAAAAAGTTAGAGAAATTACTGAAAAAGAAAATGATGCTATCATTGTCGCATCATATGGAACTTTTAGTACAGGAATCAATATTAAGAACTTGCATAATGTTATTTTTGCTTCACCCAGTAAATCTAGAATTAGAAATCTTCAATCGATTGGAAGAGTCTTAAGAAAAGGTGATCAAAAAACAAAAGCAACTTTATACGATATTGCAGATGATATTAGTTATAAGTCAAGAAAAAATTATACGCTTAATCACTTAATAGAGAGAATTAAAATTTATAATGAAGAAAATTTTAACTACGATATTGTAAACATACCTATCAAAGAATAATGGGAGACGAGTTTTATAGTGTATTGAAATTGGTGTCAGGTGAAGAAATATTTTCTCTAGTTTCTATAGATGAAAATGATGGAGAACCTTTGGTTATTTTACAAAATCCAATTATAATGAAAATTATTCATAATCGATCTGGCATATATGTAAAAATTAAACCTTGGATGGAAATTCCAAAAGAGGACATTTACATAATTAGATTAGATAAAGTAATTACTATGACTGAAATAAAGGATAGTAATATGATTCTTTATTATGAAAAGTATATAACTGAAGATAATGATGAAGAAGAAGTAAATGTCTCTACCGGAAAAGTCAAATTGACAAATAAGATGGGATATATCTCAAGCGTAGAAGATGCCCGTAAGAAACTTGAAGACTTATATAAAGATAATAAAGAAGCTTAGATTCTCATCTTCATCCTTAGCAAAGCGATTCTACCTATGATTTCTATTTTTGTCAAGCTTTAAAATGTGCTATAATTATTGATAATTATTTATTATCAAAATAAGA